GGTACGCTACTGACCCACATTTAACATTTCCCAACCCCTTTTTAACAGATGCTAACACATTGTGGCACGCTTTTTGCTATGGGTCGCCCTTACCGTTTTTTAACAATTCGCACCCGACTTTGGCACGGTTTTTGTTATGCGTGTGCGCCCGTGAAATTGTTTCACGTGGAACACTGCCACACCGATGCACATACGACAAAAAAACGGGTTGTGATATTATCAGCAAGTAAGGCACAAAGAAAGGCGGTAACAATCAAGTTGCCGCCTTTCTTTTTGTCCTGCCTTGCAGTTATTCAATATAAACGCCGTCAGATAAATCCGTGTATATCATTTCTTGTTCCTCTGTCAGCATTTCGGCGGTGTGTATGGGTGTAACATCATCGAACACATTAAACCCTCTGAAATATCCTAAAATGCCCGTTTGTCTGTCATTGTTTCGCCCGTTGCTTGCGCTCTCGTACCACTTGCAGTAAATGTAAGGTTCTAAACCGTAATATAACATTTCGTTCCAATCATCGCCGCCCACTGTTTTAACTTGGGTGCTTGGTGAAAGGTATATTATTTCGCTGCTTGGTTCGGTTTCCTCAACTTGAAATACAACGCCATTGCAGGACAAAAGCGCAACCCCGTTTCCCGTTACCACGTTTATAACGTACTGCAAAGCTATCGTTTTACCTGCATAATCGGTATTGAGTGTAACAAAGCCTGCAAACGGCAAAAAGATTTGTATTTCGCTTTCGTAGTCGGTGTTGTCCTCATTGTGCGCCGGTACTACCGCCGTGCCAAAATCAAGCGTTATTTTGTCCTGTGCCGGCTGGTGGCAAGATACGCCCGTGTTGTAGTTGCCGCATTGTATTACATCGGTGCTGTTTGCCCCTATGTTGGTGTAAACACGGCGTATTTTGTTCACGTATGCTCCCAAATCAATGTTTTCGTATATGGGTGCGCCCGTGCTTGGGTCTTTTCCCGTTTCTTTGAAAAACCGCTTTGCGCTAAATTCTGCCAATTCGTCAAGCGTTACCAGATACACGTTTATAGCCCCGTACTGCTCTCCCACAACGGTAACGGGGTACGCCCTTCCAATAACTGCAAAACCGCTCCAATTAGTGTTTACTTGTATGCTTCCCGTTGCCGTCTTTTTATCGCTTGAAATCGTAAGGTATTGCGTTTGAGGTTCCCCGCTTGCGTTATCGTAGTAGAATTGCGGTGTACTTTTTTCGGTGTCAAATTCGGTACCATCGTTTGCCGTTAATGTAACATTTACCGTTTCCCCGTCTTTCACATATTGCGGCAAGTCCTCGTTAGCGGTGCAATTTGATAGGTTTGTAGAAAGTTCTACCACATAATCGTAACTGCCCGTAAGCGTTACGGGTTTTGTCGGGTCTATGCCGGTAACGGTTAGCGTTGCTTGTTGGCTGTATTCCAAATCCTGCACCACAAACGGCGTTTTGGTCGCTGTTCCTGCCTTGTTCGTGTAACTCGCTTTGAGGTCAAAGAAACGCACTTTGTTCGGGCTGTATTGCCCCGTAACGGTGAAAGTTGCCGTTTCTCCGTCAAACGTATGTTGTTCGGTTACGCCGCTGCCCGTTATGTTGTTCGTAACATTAAGTTCGGGTGTTCCCTCGCTGGCTGTCGTACCCGTAAGCGTTAAACTCTCTCTCGTGTCGGCATCGTCATACTCCCAACTTGCCGTTTTACCGTCTGGCGAAATTGTCAAGTCCTTCGTATCGGGGTAGCCGTAACTGTCCGTAAACTCCACTTGCGCCGCCGTTATCTTGTAACCCTCGTTTGCCGTTACTTGTATGCTCGCTTCATAATAACCGCTGCCTTTTGTTCCTGTTGCGGTCGTGTTCGGTATGTTGTTTATAACTTCCAAATCGTTTTCGCTTCGGGTGTTTCCCGTGATAGTTATTTCCGTGTCCGCATCGGTGTCGGACAACTCACCAAATGCCCGAACCTTTGCGCCGTTTTGCTCCAAAACAACGCTTTTCGGGGAGCCGCTTGTGTTGTTATAAACCGCCTTAATATCGCCTACAAACAAATAACCGCCATTCGTTCTTACGTTTATATCCCAATAACCGCCGCTTGCGTTCCACTGGCTGTTATCATCGTGTGCGTTAGGTATATTTACAATTACTGCCATACTCTTTTAATTTTCGGTTGTTCCTTTCAAAGTTACCATAATGATACCCCCGTTTTCATTCAAAAGCCCCGTTTCAGAAAACGGCACTTTCTCGAAATTCGGGGTGCGCTTGTAAACCGTATCACGGTTTGAAATATACGGGTCGGGGGTGTCTCTTTCAGATACACGCCCCGTTGCCGACAAAATTTCGCTTTCGTATGTTTTGAGTACATCTGCACGCAACGTAAGTTCGTAGGCGTTGTTTCCCTCAAAACTTACCCTTTCCACGAAATAATAACGCCCTAAATCGGGTATGTAACAATAATTGAAAGTCGGTCGGGGCTGCTTTCGTAGTGTTACGGTCGGGCGCAACACATCGAAAGTTTGCCGCAAATAGCCCTCAATCGACGTAAAGTCACCCAACTGCTTGTTTACCGTGTTGGGGTGTCCGTTGTATGAATAAAAGTTTATCGTTGTCATATCGGTAAGAAAAAAGGCGGTGCGGTGCGCTTTCACCTGCACCCACACCGCCCAAAGTTAAACAATCTAATACCTATTGAGTTACTCAATAAAGAATACTACAAAGTTTTCGTTTGTATCGTTGAAATATCCAGCGTCAAACTTGTAATAGTTGTTGAAAAACTCGGCTTTTGCGTTGTAGTTGGTTGTTACTCGTCTGTCAAGATTGCAAACGCCCAACGCATCACGATCGAACATTACGCCCAACACGCCCGAAATTTCAACGTCTTCGCCGCCGCTTTCCTTGATTTTAATGTTTCCCGTGCTGGCAAACTCGTAGTTCTTTCCGCTGCCCTGCCAAAAAGGTACGGTTTCGGCTTTCGGCAAAAGCACATCGCCACGGTTAAACGTGTCGGAATAAAGATAGGTTTGCGCTGCCTTTGCAAAGTCGGACAAAAGTACAACGTGTAACATATCTTTCGGCGTAAATCTTTCCTTGCCGCCAACATTGAACACGGTCGAAATGCTTTGCAGGCGGTCGGCATACGTACCCATAACGTAAGACGCAAAGCGTATGAAATCGGGGTCGGTTATCGCCTTTGCCGCTGTCAGTGCGTCAGGGTTCGGGGTCTGTTCGCCATTGCCTTGCGCTGGTGTTGCAGGGAAATACTTGTCATTGTACAACTTCAAAAGGTTTACACAACGTGCCGTGCTTGCGCTGGAAAGTTTGGCACCGGTTAAAGTTCCTGCCTTACCGCCAAACGCAACCGCATCAGCCAAAACCGTTTCCGCAATCATGTTGTTAATAGTACGCATGATCAAAGCGTCTGCCTTGATAGTCATTGATTTTTCAACGGCTGCATAAATCATCGAAATAAAGCCGTTAAGTTGTGCGGCGTTGCTGAAACTTTCCTTAACCTGCCTTTCGGTGATTGATACCGGCACTTCAAACGTAACCTTTGAGTTGAAAAACTTTGCGGTAACGGTCGGTTTGTGGAAAACATCTTGGTCATAACTTGTCCCGTCTGTCAAGTCCCACGTGTCGTTTTCCTCGGCTTTGGGTACATCGGCACTTATTTTTTCCAACACGCTGCCAAACTCCCATGCGTCCATTAAAACGCTCGGTACTTTGCCCACATAAGGTCGGTTTACGAAAATCACTTTGCCGATATGGTTTACAAGTGATTTAACGTAATCGTCAACGGCATTATGGTTAAACACTTCTTTGCCCAAATCCACAATGCCCTCCAAATTATCGGTTACAATGCCAGTCTTTCCCAACACTTCGTCCGATACGCTTTTAATAAGCACGCAAATCTGTTTTACATCCATATTGCTAAAAATTAAAATTAGTTATTCGTAAATACTCGTTGTTAATTCTCTTACAAGTGCAAAGATAATGTTTTTTCTCCAATTATCACGCCTTAACTGCAATTCTTTTGCAATTTCACTTGAAATTGATTTGCTTGCGCCCGTTCCTTTGCTGGTTTCTGTCGTTTGGCGTTCCTCTGTGCGGTTTCTCTCATCGTTTGCGGTCTTTCGGTCGCTGTCTGAAAAATCGGTATCGTTGAACGCCTTGTTTGCGCCCGTTTCGGTGTTGTCCGTGCTTTCCTGCAAAGTTACGGTTTCCGTCCGTTCAATTTGCCCCGTGACGGGTGTCAGTACATCGTAGTCGGCTAACATCGCCGCCGCTTCACGTTCCCAACCTTGCACGTTTACCGCAATCACCGCCGAAACAACATCGCTTGCGTTGTCGCTGGTTATGCTGCTTGACACGGTCTTGCCGCCGTACATCAGTAAGGCGTAAGAGTCTAACTTTGTCGGGTCGGTATCGCCGAAAATTGCGGCGTACTCTGTCGGATATTCAGTCTTGAAAACCGTTGCGAATATCCCGTTACCCTTTGTAAATAGTTCGCTGTATTTCATTGCTTATCGTCTTTTGTTTCTGTTTCCTCTGTTTCCTCTGTTTCCTCTGTTTCGGTATCGTTACCGTCCGTTTCCGTTTCCGTTTCTTTCGTTTCTTCTGTTTCCTCTGTTTCGGTATCGTTCCCGTCTGTTTCCGTTCCGTTTCCGTCTGTTTCGGTGCTTTACTCTGTCGGGTCGGGTTCTTCTGTCGGGTCGGGTTCTTCTGTCGGGTCGGGTTCTTCTGTCGGGTCGGGGTTTTCCAAATCAGCCGCCAAAGCGTTGTAATTATCTCTTTCCAAACCCCAACTTGAAGCAAGTTTAACCGAAATTTCGGTGTCGAACATTTCGTTAATTTTCTCAACTGCATTTTGTCTTTCTTTTAGCATATTATCCACATACGGCAAAAGTACGTCCACATTCATTGATACCTCGCCCAAATTAAGGCGTTCACGCTTCATATTATAATTTGCGTTTAACCCCAATTCGTTGTACATACTCGCTTTGTAGTATTGTATCAGTTCAATAAGTTGTGTAATATACACGCTGTTTGTGGTCGGTGCGGTCTGCATATTTACGCCTTTGAAAAAAGCGTTTTCCCCGATAATTGAAAACTCGCCGTTTTCTATCTTGCGCAAAAATTCCTCGGCACTCTGTTTTGTCTTGTCATCGCTGGCACTTATAAGCATCGTGATACGGGTCAAAATGCTTGCCGTGTTCAACGAAATAAGCCCGTCAGTATGTAAGACGGCATAACGCCCAATAAGCGGCAAAAGGCTTTCGCCGTTGCTGTCATTCTCAATAAAAACCCCGTCTTTCTGAATATCGTATGTTTTGTTTAACTTTAATGCAGGGTTCGCCACGGTGTAAAGAGTTGCCCGTCCGTAAGCATCGGGTTCGCCGCCTTTGCCGCCCGAAAGCGCATACAAAACCCCGTCCACGCTGGTAACAAAGGCGTTGCCCGTTGTCTGCAAAAGCCGCTCCAATTCCTTTTGCGGTATGCTGTCGGGCAAACCCTCGTACTCAAACATACTTTGAGTTTTCGCCAACGTGTTTGCCATAAATTCGGTTACGGCGGTGTCTTTGTCCCTTATTTGCGCTTGGTACAACTTGTAAATGTTATCTTTCCTTTTCATCTGTCAAAACTTTAATAAGCGTTGTTAATTCGGCTAACACTTTCGTATTTTCCGAAATCGTGTCTTTGAGGTGTTCCGTTTCTTCTTGGTGCGCCTGCCTTTGTTTCACCATGTACCAAAACAACGCCCCACACATCACAATAGGAAACCCCAAACTTGAAATGATTTGAATAATAGTATTTGCGTCCATATCAATAAATTTTCAGTTCCTATTGCAAAGGTAGTTATTTATTTCGTAAAACGTGCGGTTCGGCACGAAATTTGCACCAAACCGCCGTTATTTTCATTTAAGCGAAACAATGTTTGTCTTTGCGCTCGTAATTAAATAATTTCGTACTATTTCGCCGACTTCGTTGTCTTGGTAGAAAACTTTGTCTATTGCGAAAAACCGTGCTACTTGTTGTTCAACGTAACTTGCCGTGCTTAACAACTTGCGTTTGTAGTTCGGTTTGCCGTTCATTTCCAAAGAATAAATAAGGCTGTTTTCCTCATCTTTTATCGGGGTTGTCTTTGCGTGTATGTACGTGAAACATTCGTTTCCTACTTGTATAATGTTGCCTTGTAACACTACATCGTTAAACTTGATATAATACACAAACAACACGTCTTGCGGCTTGTACTTGCACGGCAAATGCGGATATACTGCAAGTTCCCACTTGCCGCCCGTAATCATCTGCAAGTTTTGGTTATCGAAACAAAAATACTTGTTGCTGGCTTTGTGTTGTACTATCGTGCTGCAATACTCAACCGCCACTATTGCGCCGTGTTCACCGAAACGATATATATCTATCGTTCCCTGATCCATAAACGGCACTTGCTTCAATCCCATTTCCGTAAAGTACGGGCAAAACTTGTTTACGGTGTTCCCCAGCATAAAAACCTTAACATCGTTCCGCTGGCGTATTATAGTGCTTAATAAGTTCATGAACAACATAAACTCATCAGGCAAATAATACCGCCGTGTCAAAAACTCGTCAAAGACTATCGTTGTAACATTCGGGTAACTGCTGCTTTTTTCGTGTTCCTGCTCGGACAAACAAAACCCGTAACAAAACGGGGTCGGGTCGGGTGTCCGCTTGTTTTTCTCTTCATCGTAGTACGACAAAAACCATTTGTTCGACATATAAAACACTTCGTTAAATTTGCCCTCTGTCAGTTCCTCAATGAGTCCGTTAGCCACGTGGTTTGCAAACAGACTTTCGGCACGTTTACCCCTCAAATCCTCACGCCATCGGCGTATGTACGCCATTTGCTTGCCCGTCTTAATATAGTTTTCCAAACCATATTTTAAGGAGGCATAAGTCTTGCCGTTTGACCGTTCGCCAAATATAACATTATAGTCGGCGTTCTTGCTTAAAATAGCTTTCAAGTCGTAAAATTTCGGCTTGTCTGTATTTGTCTTTCTTGTTGTCATAATCGTTTATTTTAGTCCTTAAATTTAATACCTCGCAAATAGTTTATGTATATAACCGAAAGGGAAAGGCTGTAACCCGTTGGCTCTAAATGTACGCCCGTGCGTTCGTTGTAATGCGCCGTGCTGCCTTTGTAGTCGGTTATCCCGCCTTGTATCTCGTAGTCTATATACGTGTGTATGTTCTTGCCCGTTGCTTGCGGCGGTATATCCAGATAATTAGTGAAAGCGTCAAAGATACCGTTTTCCCCGTACTTTTCAATAAGGTACGGGATAGCGGCTTTCTTGTTTACGCCCGACACGGTTAGACTGAAATCGTATGCCCGTCCGTTTGCTTTTAGTGCGTTCGGTTCTTGCACCATATACCGTTTAGCTCCCAAAGTCTTAAACCTTGTATAAGTCCCTTCAAAATCCCAAACGCCCAAAGTCTTTGTTATACCTTTGATAGTCTGAGGTTCACAAAGAGAAAAGGGCAAACCGTGGTGCTTGCAGGCTGCACGTAATTTCATTTGCACCAGCATATTATAAGAATTGAAATATGCTTCGTGCGCCTTGCCGTTCATTATCTTAATGCTGTCGGTGTCGCTGTATATGTAATCGTCTTTTGCTTCGTGTATGCCACTGAAAAGGTTGCGCCGTGCGTATGCGGTTACGAAAATGCCCCACGGGTAAAACAAGAAACGGTTTTTGCTGGTGTTGTACTTATATAAAAGTTCTTGTTTTTGTTCGGCTGTCATTGAGTTAATATCCCACTCGCCGTTATATGTAAACTCATCACGCAAAGGGTTGGTAACACTCATACCGTAACAACTGTTTAACATTTCCTTGCTGTTTAGGTACTCCACTTCTTTGCCCTCAACGCCTTTTAATTTCGTCTTGCTTTCGTACAAATGCAGGATAGACTTCACAAACGGGGTCGGCAAATAATCTTTCTTATAACAATACATTTCACCCACACGCATACTTTCCCACGTATAAAAGTTTTTGAGTATATTAAAGTCCACGTCCGTAATTGTCAGTGCTATTTTTGAAGCCGCCACAATGCGCCCGTTATTTTCGCACGGGTTTTCTTTCACAAAACATTTGCTTGCCGAAATCGGGTTGTCTTGCGTTTCGCTGGCAAATATGTTGGTAAACTCAATATCGAACACGCAACAATACTTTGATATTAAAAACTCAAATTGCGCCATATTCTTAACCGTGATTGCAACGCCTTTCGACATCGGGTATTTTTCCGCTATCATTACATACGGGTAACTGCTTGTAAAGTCGTAACTATCCACGTTGTACATTATTTCGTCTGTATATTCGGCGTTTGCGTGTGTAAAGCCGCCTGCAAATGCACGTTGCAGCATATTAAACTCATTCATACCCGTAATTTGTAGTTCCTGTATCAGGTTTACATAGTCCCAATTTGGTACGATCTTTCCTGCATCGCTTTTTTCACGCAAACAATGCGCACGGCAATACTTGCGCACAAACCCCGTCTTTGTTATCGGTATGTTCGTTATCCCCTTGCTTTCCTCTATGCGTTCCTGTATGTAGCACATCACGACTTTAATATCGTTTATGCAGTAATGTATTTCAGCATCTGTTAGAGGCGTTTCGCTGTGCCTTATTTGCCGGTAGTCCAAATCACCAACGGCTTTTGCACACTTGTATTTCATAAGTTGTTCGCCCAACTTTGCAAGCGAATAACCCGAAAGCAAGTAACTGCATCTAAACTCAATGTTGCCCGTTGTTATTGCGTAAATCGGCTTTCGTAAATCAATACTGAAAACCCGTTGCCACTCAAACCACTTGCGCAAAAACTGAAATTCGTATGAAAGGTTATGCACATACACAATAAGGCGTAATTTGTCATTCAGTTGCAAAACCTCGCTTACGGTCTGCATCATCGTGACAAACTCGCCCCACGTGCGCCCCATTATCGTATATCCGTTTATACCAAACTGCCAAACGTACATTATTGCGGCTTTCTCTAATTTCGCCTTGCGCCCGTTCCCGTCCTGCATACGCTGCATTTGCTCGTATGTGTACGCCCTTCCGTCCGTATCACGGTAAAAACTTGTTGTTTCAATATCAAAGGCGCACGGTATATTGTAAAACTTTTCGCCCTTGCTGTTTCCGATAATGTTCTTTTCGTTTACAGCGGCTTTCAGTACTTCGTTTATTTCGGTCGGGCTGTTTATTCTTTCTTGTAACTCAAAAGGTATTTTTTTCATAAGCCAAACTTGTCAAAGTTGCGCAAAATGCGCTCTATATCGTTTTGCATATCCTCCATTTGGTCGGCTACCTCATTTGCTTGCCGCTCTATCTCTGCATCTATCGCCCGTGATATGTTTTGCGCTTCACTCTCAATTTGGGTACTAATATCGCTTGCGCTTTGCTCCATTTCGCCCGTGAAATCCTTGTACCGCATCAAATACCGTTCCACAAAGTCACTATCTGAAACGCTGTTTAACTTGCCTTGCAAGTTCCTTGCCATAAGGTTGTACTCATCGGGCGTTAAATCGTACATACGTTGCAGGTGTTGCCCGTACTGCCTTGCACCTTGCGCCGTACTTGTTGGTTGGCGTAAAAACGAAATAGCCTTTCCGTACTCAATTTTTAAGGTGTTCCAATCACCCTTCATTGAAAATTTGGTAAACCCCTTAACATCGCCTTTGTTCAACGCTTGCACGGCTGGCGAAAGTTGTCCGCTTTGCTCTATGTTTTGTATTCGGCGGTTCGCCATTTGGAAAACCCTCGCGATCTCTTTGCGGTATTCGGGGCTGCTTTCAACTGCCTGCAATATCTCCTTTTTGATTTTCGCCCGTTGGGTTGCACCAAAAACAGATTTTGTAAACTTAATCTTAGAACCTAACTTTGCCATAACGCTGTTATATTAAATAGGGGTTACAAACACTGCAACCCCTACAAAGTTAAACATAACTTTTCAAACTCTTACAAATCCACAAACGAAATAGAGTAACACTTCTTGCCGTGGCTCTCATACTCGTAAATTGTGTAACCAACTTTGCCGTCTTTGATAGTTTGTACTGCCTCATCATCGGCAAGTATTTCACGCACCGTTTCGACGGTGTGGCTTGGCAAGTTCACCAATCGTTTGTTTTCCTCATCAATAATTACGGGGCTGTCGCCTAATTGTGATTTGTGGACATAAAGCCCGTTAATGTTGTGCATCACATCTTTGCCGCCCTCATTTTGTGAGTTAAAAATATCGGCTAACTTGGTGTACTGAAAGTCGGTTGTGTCAATACCGAAAGTTGTCTTGTTAAATTTACTTGCAAAACTTTTCATTGTAGTAATATTTTAATTGTTAAACTTCTTGTTAATTATTCGGCTGTCGTCTTGCGGTTCGCAGTCAAAAGGCAAGTTCGGTTCGAGGTTGGCTTGCGGCTTCAAGTCCATAAGCCACGCACGAAAGCGGTTTATTTTCATAACTGCCCGTTGGTTGCGGCATACTTCGTTACACGCCATAAGGCTACCCAAAGCCGACAAAGCGGCAAAACTAAACTCGTCAAATGCGTTTCTTTTTTCTTCCATTGTAGTAAACTTTTAATTGTTAAACATAGACTTCTTAAATTTCAACGTGCCGTTGTGTTTGACTACCGTTGTATCGGTTGTTACTATCGTTGCCTTGCCCCGTACCGTTGTAGCCTTTGAAACAGCGCAACCCTGCAAGATTGCAGATAAAAACAACATCGCACCCCATACGGCGAAAATCATTACACACATTGCAACTTCTTTGATTGCTTCTTTCGGGTGCTCTTTGAAATGCTTTACTAACTCTTTCATATTTTCAAGTTGTTTAATTGAACACTGCAAAGATACAACTTTTTTCTAACATACAAGCATAAGTGCACAAATTATTTTCGTTTTAACTTTTATTAACTCTTGGTGTTGTGTTCCACGTGAAACATTTTATTTTGTGCATCGGTGTGGCAGTGTTCCACGTGAAACAATTTCACGGGCGCACACGCATAACAAAAACCGTGCCAAAGTCGGGTGCGAATTGTTAAAAAACGGTAAGGGCGACCCATAGCAAAAAGCGTGCCACAATGTGTTAGCATCTGTTAAAAAGGGGTTGGGAAATGTTAAATGTGGGTCAGTAGCGTACC